GCAATTACTTTTTCTTGTGCTGTTAAAAAATAGTTGCCGTCACTGGATTGTAATTGCGTGCCGAGTGGTATTGCGGCACCTAGCGTGCCTGTAACTGTAATGTTTCCTGTCGATTGTGTTGCAGCATTGCGGTAAATACCTTTAAATGAAGCCCATCTGTCCGCAAACTCGCCTGTCGCTGTATCTGGGAATAATTGTTTTTGCAACTCTTGAACTGTTTTATTTGTATCGTAAATCGCGCCTGAATACCCAATCGCAAGCGCTAAAAGATATGAGTTGCGTAAAAAAGGCTCGCTTTCGGGCAGCGCAGCTTGGATGTCCGTGCTAACGCGGTCTACAATTTCTTGTCTATTTTCTGGGTATAAAATTGGCATAATATTTTAAAATGAGTTTGTATTTTCCCACAAATCAAATGCAATGCTTAATGTTTTATTGGGGCTAATAACCAAGTCAGCTTCTACGCTAATACCATCCACGATAAAACTTGATTCTGATTTTATTTCTTTCACTAAAGTATCACTTATTAGCCACTGCAAGCAATCACTAGTGTATGTTTTTGCTAAATTTAAAGTCGTATTGTCTTTTCTCGCTTGTTCTAACAGCCAAAGCTTTGAACCTATTTCGTAATTATCATATTTTAATACTGTATTGCCCCACCACCCGCGCCGAAACTCTGGCGTTGGAATTTCACTTGCGGCCGCCCTTTTTTCGCATAAAAAAGACAGAAGCAACGCTGTACCCAATCCATCAGTCAACGCAAAATCGCCGTCTAAAAAATCAAAATCGTAATAACCTTTTTCTTTATTTAACAAAATGTCCGCCATCTTAATTACTCGTATTATGGATGCTACCCGTTGTTATTAAGCCCGTTTTGCCGTCTACTACAACCTCATCACCAAGACGTGCAATAGCCGCCCCTCCAGTGCCAAAATTAAATGTGCCGTTACCATTAAATATTCCGCTCGTACTAAAACCGAAAGAAAAACTTCCGCTTGTGAAATTCATGGCAGGAGCTGTTACATTAAACGTTTGTGCCGTCATGTCTATATCTGTTACTGTACTGACAATTAATTTGCCTTTACAGGTTATTTCAATATCACCATTTTCTAAAAATTTTATATAACTACCAGAGACAGGACTGCCAAAAATAACTTCCCCAGATTTTAAATTTTTAAATCTATCTTGTTGCGAATAAGGCATAACCGCCAAATTGGCTTCGTTGCCGCATACGGTAAACGCTAATCCGATATTATCAACAGGCGCAACGGCGCTCATCCCATAGGGATAAATACATTCAGCCGCTGCAATCTTTGATAGATAAGTAACTTGGCAGTGAGAAATAGGTTTCTCATCTTTACTAATTGCCGTTATAACTACACGTTTTATATAGTTAGTTATTTTATTTGCTAAATGTTTCATATGCCTTTATAAGGAGTTAGATTGCTTATAATTCCGCCGTTAACATCCTCTCCTGATGCTTTTTTCTTTTTGCGGTTTCTGTATTTTATGCCTTGCAATGTTTCTACAGAATAGCCTTCTTTGTCTATCAATTCTAATGTTGTCATGCTTCCTCCAGCAATTGAATAATTAAACTCAACGGACTTAATCAATAATAATTGCTTTGGTATATTGCAGTAATCATCATTTACTAATATCAATTGGTTTGGCTGCCAAATTCGCGCAGGATCGTTTATCGGCGAAAAACCTTGAACTGTAACCGTATATTTAAATCCTGTCGCGCGGTTATAGTTTGCCTGCGATGTAGCGCGTTCTTGTAAATCAGCCTGACTGTTGTAAGAATCATCATGTGTCATTAAATTAAAAACTCGCGTATGTCTTATCGCTTCGTCGTAAGCAGTAGCGGAAACCGAAACAATCTTGTCATTACTTATCGCGTGAACATCTTCCACGATCCCGTTACTAACAACATTACTTTGTGATTTCATCGCGTATCTATAAAACCTTTTTGTATCATCATATATTGCCACGGCACTTAAAATAACAGCTTGATAACCAGGACTTGACGTTAAAACAGTATTTAATCTTTCGTCGTCTTTTGGTGTGCGCGCTAATAAAATATTACCATCGCCATCGGACATCAACAAAACTTGTCTTTTTTTGGCAAATTTTTCAATAAACAAATATGCTGACTCGCCAATTTGTGCCGACATGTTATTTAATTCTGTGTTATCAAAAACATCTAGTTTAGCATTACTATTAACGGCTATTTCATTTTCTAAGCCAAAATTCTTCAATACTTTTCTAATAATATTTTCTAAACTAATGCCCGCGCTAAAAGACAATTCACTGCCAAGTGTGTTGTCTATAATGTCGCATGTTTTATCTCGACCCCCAATGGTTATTTGATGCTGTTTTGAATCATAATTGATGCCTATAGTTTCAACATATCCTGTAATAAAGGCTTTCCCGTTAACTAGCACCCTGCATTTACTTCTATTTTGTATTGGGAATTTTTGTAAATTATCCAACACTGAAATATTAAAACTAAAGCTGCCGCTAATATGCTCCATGGATTTACTAGCCGTCGCACTAGTAAATCCACTATAAGGGACGCCATTTATTTCCAATGCAATGTCGTTCATTGCGTTGCTTCCGTTAAAATTTTAATATCCCCGCTAATTTGAGTGACGTTATTTAAATCGTTTAGCGCTATTACCTCGTCTTCATTTTCAAAATCAGCATAATACCTATACAATAGAACAGATAAGGGCGTCACAGGCACGTTAACAGTAATGACTTTACTTACATTCACTTTTAATTGACTAAAAAATCTTTTCACAGTGTTGCGTAACTTTTCTAATTGCCTCAAAATATCGATGTCAAGCACATTATTATTCATCAAATATTGGTACTTAGTCTCTAGATCGACTTCTTTTTCCATAATTTGCAAATCGTCTAAATACGTTATTTGTAGCGCGTTAGAATATAACGTCATCAATAAAACTGTGTTCACATAACAATTCAAGATTTTTCTATTTAAAATTCTTTGGCTACGTTCCGCAGTCGTGTCTTTTATTATTATATCGTCGGCGCCAAAATAATATGCCGTAGAATTAAGTGCATAACTATCTTCAGCTGATAACCCTAAATTATTATACGCATCTAACAAATCTACAATTGAAGCCGAAAAACTTGCACTATCTTGCAATGACACATATCGATTAACTTCAAAATCTGCGCTTTTCGATGTAAAATCGTTTAAAGCATTATCCTCGGTAGCTACAGCGCGCGTTGGTTGTAGCGAGCTATTTAATTTTTGGCTCTTACTCGAAGCATCTGCTATATTGTGTTTAAAACTAAGTGCAAATTTGGTAACGAAAAAAGCAGTTAAATAAGGGGCTATCTCATTAATAATACTATCGACAAAAGAACCGCCCGCATCTCCAAACACAGGGAAAAGATTTTGTCTCGCCTCTTCAAATGTAATGCTAAAAACACACTCGCCTAAAGACGTTAAATTTTCTGTGACTGTATATGTTTTTACAGTGACAAGCACAAGCCCATATAAAGGATGCGTCAACACTCCTATTCCTTTCTTTTGCAATGCTAAGATAAAAACTTCTCGCAAAACTAAGTAATCGTCATTACCAGTAATTATAGCGTCAACATCAAACGTTCTTAAATTTTCGCCCAAATCTTCTACGAAACGATATTGTTTGTTGGGGTATTCGAAAGTCTGCGTCTTTCTTCCGTAATGCATCGTGCTTGTATCCACAAGAAATGGCACCCCGTTAAAAGTTGCTGTAAATAGCTGGTTAAGTAATGCCATCAGTAAGACCCCATGGTTGTTCTTCCTAATTCAGACTTAACAGCAAGTGGTATGCTCCCAACCATATTGCCCTCATGCATCAATCGAATTAAACTAGGAGCCGACACAACGGAGCTTATTTGTTGTGCTCCAGCTGACGGGTTAAACCCTAATAAGCTTGCTCCTGAAGAAATAGTGCCTGGCTGCGCTGTCCCTGCAGATTCACCAAGCGCCGATAACGCCCCGCCCACAGTCTTCCACCCTACTTTCGTTTCTCCCCCTCCAAATTGTTTTAATGCGGTCAGCATGCTTTGATTAAATGATGAAAAGTCCACCCCTTTCGCGCCTTCCCACATCGCAAGCACTGCAAGGATTGGTCCTGAGGCTCTTGCCATTGCGCCAAAATAACCAGCTAAAAGACCAAAACCCCAAGTAATAGTTTTAAGAACTGATGCTATTGATATCAAAGCCGCCCCAATAAGTCCTATATTTACCGCCATTTTAAACACTTCTGGATTAGCTTCTAACCAAGCTTTTATTTTAGGCTCCAATTCAGCCAATCTATCCGCTATGCCTTTCATCCCGCCTTCAATGCCGTAAACTTTAAATAACGCATCGCCGAAGTCCGCCGCGATAAAACGTAAAGCATTATGCACTCGATCTGCAGACGTGCCTGTGGTCATTAACATTTTTCTATAAGATTCATAAAAATCGCTTCCCTTTTTTGTCATACTGTCAAGAACAGGTTCTATTAATTTAAAATCAAGCTTTTTTGATGTTAAATTATTCCATGCCTTATCGCTTAAATGATAATATTCTTTAAAAGCTTTAACTAACGGGATGCCTTGTTGTGACATTCTAGCCATGAAACGCCCCTGCGCATATCCGACCGTTTTCATTCGGATAAGTCCTGATGCGATTTCAGTTATATCTCTACCAGAACCCACCGCTAACACAGACATTTGCTTTAACTTTTCGTTTATTTTGTCCATCCCATAACCAGCCGCTAACAGTTTTGTTGCTGTCTGGTTTAATCCTTCAGGTGACAATCCTGTAGACAATGACATCTCTTTAACACTAGCCATAACCTTCGCCGCATTTTTAGCAGAACCTGCGACGGATTCTAACCTTATTTGCATCGTTTTGAATTGCTCGGAATTTTTTAAGGCATAAGTAGCCGCAGCAGCCATTGGCAAAACCAATCCTTTGAATAAAATTTTACCCGTTTTTTGCACAGTGTCGCTAAACTTTTTAACGTTGTCGGCGCTCTTTTTCATTTGAACTTCAAACTTTTCCATAGAAGCGCTAATTTTTTTCACCGCAGGCGAAAAATTATCAATCGCTTTGAAAATGTAGGCTAGATCATAAGTGCTCATCGATTAATCGCCTTTTTTTGCTCCGCAGTTGCTTCTTTATTTATTCGTTCTGCATTACGTTTTAGATTAATAAATTCTACAATAGGCATTTCTTGAAAATCTTTATATGTAACAGCACCTTTATAAAAAACCATCAAATTTGAAGCTAAAAAATTTAGTTCTTCTTCTTTGATTGCAACATAATTGATGGTAATAAAAAATTTGCGATATAATCTCCAAGCAATCGCAATGTTTCACGTGAATCTAAAGCGTTAAACAAGTCTAAAGTTAAAGCCTCCTTGCCGTCAATCAGACAAATATTATCAGACAAAATTAAATCCTGAAAGACCTCTACAAATTCCGCCATTTGCTCAGGTGCAAGCGAGCCTGAAATAAGCATATAAATGCTCGCGCCATCTATAATATCATCTTGCGACTCTACGTCTTTCTTTGACGTGTCTTCTTTGTAATTTTCTCTAGCTTTTATCAAAGACGACATTACCGTTGAGCTTAATTTACTAGATAAAGAAAGCAATCGAGTTGTTGGCGCTCGTAATAATAGCCGCTTTGCTTTAATACCAGCCTTGCCGTCATGGGCATAAATCAAATCATCTTGCAAAATAAAATCAAACTCTTTTTTTAGCATTTTTATTTTCCGATTAAAAAATTAAACTAACGAATCGCATTGGAACTCAACACTTATCATGCCATCAATGCCAGTCTCGACTTCGTATTTGTTCACAATTCCTGCATCTGAACCATACCTAGTAAATTCCGCATCTGTGATACTTATGGCGTTATCAAAGTCATTGTTGACCCAAGTGCGTGCCAATTCAACATTTGCAACAGTGTTAAGTAATTGAAATTTAACCTCTGAAAACTGCGTTGTCACGTCTATCGACGACACCCTCTGCATAGAACCTCCGCCGCCCGTTTGAGTCCTAACTTTTTTTTCTGGCGTTCCTTCTGTAAAAGTTAGTGATCCCGCAATGTATGGGACTAAAACATTATTTATCATTAAAAATGGAGTGGACAAACTTTTTATATTAGTCATCGTAAAACCTCTTTTTATTATTAACTATTTGCAGAAAATGAGACTTGCATAGTCATTATAATTGTTCGTAATTGCGTAACTATTGGCAACAACATAGTTACGGTTGCCTTACCTAAATCCAAATCTAATACAACAGATAAATTTTGTTTAAAATAAGTTAACCAATCTGTGCCTGTCTCTTCATCTTTGCCGACTCTAACAAGCGCCATAGTTCCTAAGTCGTTATATAAGCCTGTTAAAAAAGATTTGATTATTTGATCGTTCGCCATGTTGTACCCCAATACCACATCGCCGCTTGTTAAACGACTTTGAGAAAATCTTTCTCTTAAGTTATCGTAAAAATATTCCCTACAGGTCACTTCTGTGTCGACGTATTCTAAATATTTAAAGCTGATATCTGGGTCACCCGCACCGTCTGTCTTATACGTAGTAACTGTTGTGCCTAAAATAATTTGATTATTTGCAATATTATTGCCAAGTGTTGCAGCCCCAGCTGCAACTAAACTAGCTAACTCCGAGTCAATAAAATTTTTACCTGTTTCTTCTAAGGGGAGCGTTGGTATAATAGTGTTGAAATAAGGCAAACTTGCAATATGCATACCACCGAATGCGTCTTTAGCGCCATAAGTAGCTGAAACATATTGACCGATATTCACATCGGGAGTCAATCGTAACGCACGAATTGCCGCAACTTTTGCGGCAATAATCGTATTAATCTCAAAAATACCTGATCCCGCATAAAACGCTAACGGAGTCGCGATTTGTTTATTCGCTATAATGACAATACTTTGGGAATTATCTGCGTTTGCTGCTATTGCAATATTTGTTGCTGTGTCGGTCATGCAACTAACGCCCACTCCGTCAAGAATTTTATTATCAGAATTAAATCTGGCGTCTAAAAATGTTTTAGCAGTAGATTTCACATATGAAGGGTAAACAAGCGTTTGGTATCTTGTATCGCCAATCACGTCGAACAAAGTCGTTAGCGCTGGATCGGTTGCGCCACCTGTCATTCCTGTTACTGTATAAGTAATTCCCGCGGCAGACCCAGAAACTAAAATACCAATGAAATTACCTTCCGTTCCTTTATGTACGGCAGTTAACGCTACATCGCCAGTCGTATTAATCGCTGTAACGGGCGATGTAGTATCTGCTGTAATTGCAGCGGCGAGTAAAATTCCAAGCGCGTCAGCAGTCATTGTATTTGTAACACTTAACTCATATACATGCCGCAAGGTTGCTAGTGTTCCTTTTGATCCGACTGAAACTGTTATTGTGCCTGCCGCTGACGCTGTACCAGTAAATGTAACTGCTCCCACCGCCTCGCTTCCTGCTCCGTTATCTGAAAGAGGAATTGCGTCAACGCGTGAAATTTTATTGTGATACTTAGCTGCTCTAATCATCGTAGCTAACATCGAATTCTTGCCAAATAAAGCATCTTGCTCGTTCGTATTGTCTATATTTTCATAAAGAACGCCCGACGTTGCAGTTCCTACAGCAGTCATTTGTCCAATAAATAAAAGTTTTTGCTGATCATTTTGCACACGTTGTTGCGCAGATGCTAAACTGATAGAAATAGTTGGTAATCTAATAGTCATAATGTGTAACCTCGTTACAGTGGGTGGTCATCTAAATTAACTAATGAAGTCATTAACTCATTATGTTTTGAGTTTAGATAACTATTAAAATGCAAATCAATGTCGCGAAAAGCAACGCTGTCGAAATCATCCACGCCGTCTTCTCGGACTAAATCATAAACAAACTCATATTTAAACTCATGAATATACTTTGAAACATCGTACATATGCGTATCATGCCCAACAAGTGTCACCCCTAAATTTGTCTCAAACGCTGACCCTGTGGGGAATGTATGAAATAAAATGCTTTTATTTAATATCCTAGCCATATAGTCCATTCCGTCTCTAATGGTCATAGCCGTTAGAGTATTCGAAGACGGGGTTACAATAAAAATACTAAAAGGATCAATAATTCGAATTCTTGCGTCTACGGCGCTTGTTGTACTTGTCGACAATGCGTCGGATAACGTGAACCTGTCTTTACTTGCAAAAGCGCCCCCTAAAACAACCACCAAGTAAAACTTATTAACATTTTGCTTCGAATAAGACTCTAAAAACCGTTCCATAGTTACGTCGCCCGTGATTGCTAGTTCTTTTCGCAACTTTATTGTTCCTAGAGCAGGACTTTCTGGCGTGCTAGTAATCGCATATGTAAATTTATATGTATCAATTAAACTATTGACCGCGTGAAGACCGTTATACCCAGCTTTTATATCTTCAGTCATTTTGATCGTGCCTGTTGCGGGGGTGCTAGGACTGCCCGTAACAGAAAATGAAAAAGTCCTGCGATTCTGTACGTCAACTAAAGCATGACTGCCGTTATATTCTTCTTGCGCTGCTCCAGTTAATGTGACCGTTTCTTGAAATCCTAACGTCAAATCATGATTGCTATTTGTAACCGCTGTCGCTATTGCGTCAACACGAGTGATGGAGTTGATAGTTATAGGCGTTAGCGCACCAGCAATAAATACTTCATCGCCAACAGACAATCCATGAGGCGTTGAACACGTACATGTAACAAGCCCTGTGGCATTATAAAAATCAAGTGACGTGACGTCTAATTCGTCACAAAAAAGGCTAGTATGCCGAGGCACAATTTGTTTTAATCTAGTTATGATATCAACCGTGTTCATTTTTTTATCGCTTGATTAATTGCATTTGCAAATTTTCGTTTTATATTACTTTTATTTTTTTTGTACGCCGCGCTTATAAACGGTCGGGGTGAAACTCTGTTTTTATCATGAAAAACGCCTGCCAGCCGGATTACCGACAGAGCAGTCAAATTACTATATTCTAAATATTTACCATAAGGCGCTTTACCGCGAGACAAATCAACGCCAAATATCATCTCATTGTATCCATTAACCGTAAAATTAATACTTTTTCTAAGCTGACCAGTCACAACCGCAGGAGCTTCCCCCGGCGCCGACGCTGTATAATATCGTGGCTTCTTTAATTCGCCTCTTAGACCGTGAGTCTTAAGATAAATTGCCCCATGTTTTGGCTTTTTATTTATTTCTTCTTTTGTAGACGCAACTAAATCTTTACCAATATCATAAAACGCCTTTCGAATCGCATTCCTAACTAAAGGAACGGTATTTTTTAACTGCAAATTTACTCTCGCAACATTCGCCTTTGGTGTAATAGTAAACATACTTATGCTTGATTAGCGACTTTGCTATCCGCGCCTCTTACACTGCAATATAAAATTTGGTATCGTTTTTCTTCATTTAAATTTTCAATCTGCACAATATCGTAATATTTTGAATCGTACCAAATCCAATGCTCTTGTGTTAAAAACGGTAAATATCTAATCATTAATCTATGGGAAACTACTCTCTCAATATTTACACTATCAAAAACAACAATACCGCCAACACTTTCGATAGAACCCCAAACCGTAATTTTTTTCTTGAAACTTAAACTGTAATTGCCCGTGTCATCTGTTGGAGCTTTAATCGTTCTATCGTAGATATCGATCCTATGGATCATATCTCCGAGACAAGGCATAACATATTTTCTAGGTTTATATGAAAGTTGAGGCATTCAAATTAACCACTCTAAAATGTTTGATGTACCCGTCGCGTACCATCAGCGGTATTTCATCTACAGGACAATTGCCTTTATTTTCGTATAACCACGTAACATGCTGGCACAGCAACAGTCTAAGCATAGCAGGCACTGTATCTTTAGTCGTACCGTAACCCGCTGTAAATTCAATCTCAATACAATTTTGTTGGTCTAAAACATCTTGTGGAAAGGACATCGTATCTTTGAGAATAATTTGCGTAAAAGGGTCTTGCACTTTTACATAATAAACCTCTGCTGGCACATCTACTAAAACTTCACTTGAGTTTTTATATTTAAAACTATTCACCACACCATTTGATCCGCGGCGCAATTCTATAAACTCTAATGGAAAATCTCTAAACGTTTTCCATTTCTGGTTTATAAAACTTCTATTCGTAAACATTTCTGCTGAATTAACCGCAGCAGCGATTAATAAATTAATATAATTTTCTTGTGTCTCATCTATGTAATCTATTTTAAGATGAGATTTTAAATCTCCTATATCAATTGGATAAATCGTACGTGGCAATATAGATAAGTACGTATACGCTCGCGCTTTATACATCAACTGGTAATTTTGATTGTACGTAAACCCAAATGTCATCGTATAATGTCCTGCACAAAATCAACGGTGTTAATTGTCGTAATTTCGTTAACAGTTTCTTTAATAGTTACTTCTTGAACACGCGCTCCCCATACAATTTGTAGCGCAACAAAATATATACCTGCTGGAATAGTAGTATCTGTCGTTGATAACGATACTTTTATATTTCCAGTGACGGGCGTATCAACTACTATCCCGCTAATTAAATCTTTTGAAATCTTTGCAGTTAAATCGGTATCAGTTTCATTAACTTTTACCATAAATTTTATAGCGGTCGCAGCGCTTAAATTCAGTATAACCGCGCCATTTTTATCCTGCGCTGTAAATAATAAATCAATTGAATTGCCAATTTTAAGTCGCATTTTAAGCCACTTCTGCGATTAGTGGATAGACAACGATAGGCGCAGGAACATACGACTGCATCCCCTGCGTTATTAATGCTAAAGGATTCATAGTTTCACCGTTTTATATGTTAATACTTTTCCAGCCGTTTCTGTTGCTGTCATGTTATACGTAGCAATCACATCGTTATCTGTCCCAACACTTGCAGGATCACTATAAAGTCTAACTCTGCCTGAGGTTAAAACATTACTCGCAGAATAAATTGGTTGGTCGATATAAACATTATCATATAAAGAGTGGATACGCGCTTCACTTAATGCCTCCCCTGTCGATCCTACGATTAAATGATCCGCCAAAACCGTATCCCAAATTTCGGTAGCGATTGTAGTTTCAGATAATAAATTAAATACGCCCTTATCTGCCACGCGAGATTGGATATTATCGCCGCTAAAATTCATTTTATCTGTTTGAGTTTTAATTAGCGCACTTGTCGCCTCTAAAGCTGCAACGCTGGCTAAAGCGCTTAAAGTAGTTTCTTTTGCAACTGTAGCATCTAGTGCCGCCACTCCTGCTAACGCGCTTAAAGTAGTTTCTTTTGCAACTGTAGCATCTAATGCCGCAACGCTGGCTAACGCGCTTAAAGTAGTTTCTTTTGCGACTGTAGCGTCTTTTGCAACTGTAGAATCTAGTGCCGCCACTCCTGCCAGTGCGCTTAAAGTAGTTTCTTTTGCAACTGTAGAATCTAGTGCCGCCACTCCTGCCAATGCGCTTAAAGTAGTTTCTTTTGCAACTGTAGAATCTAGTGCCGCCACTCCTGCTAACGCGCTTAAAGTAGTTTCTTTTGCAACCGTAGCGTCTTTTGCAACCGTAGCATCTAGTGCCGCCGCTCCTGCCAATGCGCTTAAAGTAGTTTCTTTTGCAACTGTAGCGTCTTTTGCAACCGTAGCGTCTTTTGCAACCGTAGCGTCTTTTGCAACCGTAGCGTCTTTTGCAACCGTAGCATCTAGCGCCACTACTCCTGACAATATTGCTAACGCTTCTAAAGACGCTACTTTGTCAAGCACGATATTTACAATTTGGCCACTTCCTGCAATGACAACAGTTTCCACTTTCCCAACGAACCCAGGAACTTCAGCTGTGGGATAAAATGTAGCAAGACTCGTGTATGTATAAACAAATGGGCTATTTTCAATCGATACAGACCCGATACCGTCACGAGGATCAAACGTAATAGAATGCAACGCATTTGCACTAGAATCTTTAACATTAAACGTTGTTACATAATCAACCATTACCCGCCTCTAAAAAAATATTCAATTAAACTAAACTTAAAACGACGCTATTATTTAAATGAATTTCCCACTGTGTAATCGATTTATAACCAATTACAATCCTATCTGCTGCGGCATTAAATGTTGCAGTATTGTTTGTGCCGTCGAATGTCGTACCTGCAGCAGTCGTAACTACTACATTTCCAGACGCTAAACTAAGCACATTAATATCACAAACTGCGTACGCAATTGGAGCCGCTAAAGTCATTGCTAACCCAGTGCCCCCAGCGATAACAGCTTTTCCCGCAACTGCAATCGCCGCAGGAGCAGCATAACTAGTAACAACTTGGTTCGCGACAACTGTCCCAGCACCACCACCCGCCAAAACGGCGTCTATTTGTGCGGCAGTATATTCGTTCCCGTTATAAACGCTCGTCCCCTCAAGATGGGCTTTGTTATTGTCATCAACGGACTTTGGCTGCTCCAAATAATTTTTACAATTATAAGAACTCATAATTAAACCTCTCGTTTTCGCGGTCGACCGCGTTTTTTATAAATTAAATTAATTACTTTATTTTCGAAATGAGGAGTTATTTTTAAATTTAAATGACTCCCCGTTTCGATTTTAGCTGCTAACCCATTTTCTATTAAAGACGAAGCGGCTGAATTATTTAGATCCAATTCTTGATTTGCATCTAAAATCAAAAGCCGCCCCTCAATAATATATCTACAAGGGTTTAATATTTTAACTTTCATTTTTTATTATTAAATTAAAACTTCCGACACTAGTCTACGTTAGCAACTGCAGGATTACCTTTAACGCCTATCGCGCTAATTGTGCCGTTACCAGTACTTGAAGTCACGATACTTAATCTAACGTAGCGTTTTTTGCCTGCATACCCAATACTTTTGCATGCATTATCATCAGCTGAGGCGGTTGTAAAAGTTGCAGCCGCATATGTGCCTAATAAATAATCAGCGGCTACGTCGGCAACATCGGACAACCCAGAATCGTCTCCGTCTCTCAACAAAGGGGTGAAAACTCCCGTAGTGATAGTTCCGGAAAAAAGGACGAATTCGATGGATTGATACCCCAACATGTCAATAATTACACCATTAGTTGTGGTATCAGTATTAATAACCTGAATATTTAATGCAGGGGTCGATGCAATACGTGTATGTAAATCAACTTGAGACATTTTAATAACCTCTTTATTTTAATTTTTTAAACGTGGCATTGTAATTTTACGAAAGCTTCGGACAGTCTTACTTTTCCGCCGTTATACAAATGCATGATAAATTGGATCATCGCACGATCTGCTTTTGTAATTTCATCTCGGATAACGTACAGACCAAATCGATCAACAATCTGATACCCCTCTTTAAAATCACCGAAAATAACAGGGTATAAATTAGCACCAATATCGTCCATATCAATTGCGCGTATATACGGAAAGCCGCATAATGTCGAAGGAACACCGTCCCCCGTAGAGCCCTCTTGCCACAAATACGCACCGACTGAATTTTTAAGGGTACTTAAATACGCAATCGTGCGCCTATTTAACACAAACGTTGGGTTATAACCAACTTTTAAGTCACCAGTCATCAATTTTAACGCGTCAAAGTCAATATTATCTGCTATCAATGAGACACGTGTTGGGACACCCGTATCGTTCATAAGCCCATAAGGCTGTTTAACGCCGTTACCTTTCAAAAACATGTAACCTTCTTTTTTGGCAAATTGAATTGCTGCGTCGTTTTGAATTTCAGCCATTACGTCATAATGCCCATCGTTCAGCATCTCATAAGTAACTGGAATTTTAGCTGTCAAGCGATTGTTGACGATCTCAACTAAGCCGTACTGCGAGTTAGTATCGCCTACTTGCTCTGCTTCTCCTTCGTAGCTTGCCTCTGCCAACGTATTACGTACTGGTTGCTCAAATAGTTTTGTACCAACAGTCGTGACACGGCAAAGAGACCGCATCGGGCTAATTTCTATAATTTTCTTGGCAATCTCTTTTGACCATTCTGGAGGACACAAATAGCCGCCATCGACATTGCTATCTGTACGCATGTACTTGGTTTCCACCCCATATTCAAACATAGATTTAGCATGCATCTGTTTCATATCGGCAAGAGCGTCAAAAGATTCTTGTCGTGACCTTGTTAAAGCTTTTTTCAAAAAAGTTTCTGCCTCGCTAACAAGTTTAATATGACTATCACCCGATGGGCGGTAAAATTTAGTCTCTAACTCATTGACTTTCTTTTCCAATGCAATTTCTTTTTCATTCTTTGCGATGACTTCTTTCGCAATGTCGGCATTCTTTTTTTCTGCCGCCTCGAAAGAAATTGAAAGTTTATCTAATTGTTCTTTGTACTCGCCGCTTTCTTTTGATTTTGTTTCTACAAGAGCGCGCAGTTCGGCGACGATTTGCTCTACGCTATTTTTATCTGATTCAGCCATTTTTCAATGCCTCACAATTTGGTAAGTAGGGTTTTTAATTCATGCAAATGAATTAAATTATTTTTTTCTTTTGTATCGGTTGGGACATCAGACTCACTCCGCGCCTTTTCGATGAAACGCGCGGCTAAGAAAATAGCCGCTTCTTTTGAAAACGCTCCTGACTCTCTCAAGATGTTTTCATAATCTTTTTTAGTAAATAAAATACTTTTTAAATCTGTTACATTATAAAATTTTTGCTTCGCTGCATGCTTAACTTCGGTCACATTCGCATCTTCATTTGCAGGCTCTCCAACGATTGAGACTTCCCAGAGTTTTAATTTTTTTAAGCACCGCTCTTCTCGCGTATATGTAGACCCCTCTTCCTCTACAGTAAAACTAATTGACATGTCGCTTAACACTCCCTGCTTAGCCAATTCATAAACATCATTACCAAGCTGCACTTTAGTATTAATATCAATTGCAACCAACAGCCCCTTTTTATCGCTGTTAAGATTTTCAGGCCTTATGCCTCCAATCGGCACGTTAAAAGTGTCATGCTGGTAATAAACTTTTAACATACGATTTTGATTTTTATAATCTTGTATAGAACCGTCAAATGCGCCTTCTAAAATCACGTCATTCACGCGATCAACGTTTCCGTAAGTCGCCGCATACCCTTTTATGATGCCTATTCCTTTATTATCATAAAGACTGGCTTTAGTTTCTTGTATAGAAAATGGAAAAATTTTATATTCCATTTTTTCTATTTTGGTCGGGCTCTCGGGAGAATGAGGCATAAAAATTTTCCAAAAGTAGTTAAAAAGAGTTATATAATCAATCTAGCAGGAAGGGATTGATTATGCAATAAAAAAATCATTGCATATCAAGTAGTTAGGGTGTACGTTAAAGTGTTTTACCGTGCGTTAATACTCGTTGACATGTTTTAATGCGCGTAATAAAATAAGAGCAAGTCTTAAAATTTAAGAGGAAACTAAAACGAAAATGAAAAAAAAGACTGAAACTGAAACAATAACATTTACAATCAATGAATTCTGCAAACACTACGGCTTCTGTCGTGCTACTTACTACAGATTAAGAAAAGAGAGCAACTTGCCGCCAATAAGAAAAATTGACAGGAAATGTTTTATCAAAATAGAAGACGCAAAAATTTGGTTTGAAAAACTTAGAACAGAGTTTGATAAATAACAGGAAGAAAACTTATGCCCGAAAATAACGAAACAAACAGAGTCGATTTAACTACATACTTTTGTTGCCTATCTTGCGGATCAATTTACTCTAAAGATAAAGCCATTCACACACCAGTCAGTTTCCAATGTTTAAAAAACATGACAGATGGAAACTTTAAGTTTGAATTGCGTTACTGCCCTAATTGCATCTACGGTCTAGCACATTATATCGCATGCCAAATTTTAGGGGCCTGGAGTTCCGATTCTAACTCCCATATTATAACCGATCTAATAGATGAATTACGGCATACAGACAGCATACATCCTATTCTAAGACAAAAAATTGATGGCTGTCTTAAGCAGTTGAATTACATGCCACAGGGCTCGAAAATGAAACAAGCTCCAAGCACAATCGAAGAAGTAATACAACGTATCGATGAAAAAAAGCAGGAAAACAAAGAAAAAACAATTAAAAAAAATAAATTTTCGGTAAGCCATTGGTTAGTATATATGTTTCGTAGAACTATTAAATCGGGGCAGAGAAAGAATTACAGAAATTTATAGGCTATAAAATGATCAAATACCCAAAAATACACACCATTTTTAGAAGAGATGAAGAGACTCACAAACTAATTTCAAACGAATACTCCGCCCCTGAATTTGAATTTTTAGCCAATAATATTTGGCAAATGAGCGAAAAAATAGACGGCACAAATATCAGAGTTGCGTGGGATCATGAAACTAAAAGAGTAACGTTTGGCGGCAGAACTGATAACGCGCAAATCCAAAACCTGCTACTAAACAGACTGCGAGAAATTTTTAACATAGAAATATTATCGATTTTATACCCTGACGTTTCTATTTTATTTTTTGGCGAGGGCTATGGATATAAGATTCAAACCGGCGAAAAATACAAAGCAAACGGCAACGACTTCATTTTATTCGATGTGCTAGTAGGCAAATGGTGGTTAAAAAGAGAATCCGTAGACAGCACCGCAAAAAATTTAAATACCCACTCTGTTCCAATAATCAAAGAAGGAAATTTGGCGCAAGCTATAGAGCTGGCTAGAAATGGATTCAACTCTATTTTCGGAAATTTTATTGCAGAAGGCATTGTTATACGCCCAAAAGTAGAACTATTAAATCGGGGCAGAGAAAGAATTATCGCAAAATTGAAATATAGTGACTTTAAATAGGTTTACGCATTTTCCATTCCCAATTTTCTATAGATTCGCAACGACAACCCATCAGATTTTCATCGCTAGCCCCTAAACTATCGTCGCGCGGCTCCATTAATTCTTCCCCGTCAACAATATATGGCTGATCATAATCCACGGTCTGCCCATCAGCCGACCTATGCCACGGTCTTGTTTGGGAATCTAATATCGCAATCCATGTCTTTTGTGTCTTATAATCAGCTAAAGAAGTACCGTCATCAAATTCTGCGTCTGTATCATCTAAGGCGTCAATTTCGTTTGCTTTACCATCGTCAGCCGCAACACCCGTCTCCATCTGCGATATTAAATCCAATCTATCCTCTATTGTGTCTTCAAAATCATCACTTATATCATCCGCAATATTTTCTTTTGATAACACCGCCCCAGCTACTGCAGCCGCCGCTATCGACATCTTAATTGCGTCCTTATAATTATCTTTTGTCGTGCCAGAAATTGAATCCGCCGCGAAATCGCTACGATCATCTGCATCAACTTCTATGTTTGCGTCGATCAAAGATTGCAATCTTTCGTCGTCTGGAATTGGTTTAAAATTATCACGAATTGTTGTTGATGCCAAAGTAGCAGTATCAATATAATGCGCATTTATAATGCTTTTGACTGCGTTTCTATGCGGTTCAAACGAAGGCAGTTTGCCGTTATTACTATAATATTTTTTTACTCCTTTCCCTAACTGCTTAAAATGTGGTCGCAGATCCTCCTTTAACTTTTTTTCTCGTTTGAATTTAAATGCTAGGATAGAAGCGGCTGCCGCTTGTTTTTCTTTACTGCTTTTATTATGCGTGGTTCGATTATTCGAGTCCATGCCTGTCAGCTATTTTATTTATTTCTTCTTCCGTAAACAAAGAGCCTCCATCCGCATCAACTTTGGATTTTAATATCTCAACAAATCGCGCCCGCGAAGTTTTTTTAGAGCCTAACTTTTCATCGTTGCCGCCAACCTCATCCAATGCTGGTAAGTCTTCGTATTCAGGCATAATACTTTCATCATTAGGATCCGTAGCTAATGGAATTTGTGCCGCTTGCCCATAAATTGCATTGCCTCCCAGCAAAGGGTCTGCCCCAGCCATTGCGCGTAACTGATTCGTAGTGAATATGTTTAAATCATGTAAAACTTTTAACTGCTCATTTCTGCGCGGTTCTAAAGCAATGATATCGCCTACGTCGTACGATAAAATTAAATCTTCATTGTCCCCGTAACGCGGCATTAAAAAATTAGATAGTTCACTAAAAATACGATTCGCAACAGGTAGAACGGCATTATCATAAAACATTAGCATCGCGCGCGTCATATTATCTAGCGTCATTGTTTCTTTGCTAATTAACGACAACGGAATTTTTAAATTTTTATATATCGATTCTGTTACTTCTTTTTTTAATTCCAAAAAATCCATGTCTTTGTTTGTAATAGTAGTCGGCGTATAACCAAACCCCCCATTCAGTAGCATCAAACGTCCCGCATTTTCCGCCCCCGCATGTGTTTTCTCTAGCTGCTGCTGCAGTCGCACAAATGTCTCATCGTCGACAGGTGGCTCTAACGTTAGTATCCCACTGGATGTTACCCCGCGGTTTAGCACAGATAAATTATGCCTATTTGCGGCTTGATGCTGATTAATCTCATAATAAATTGGGTTTAATGGCGACATCCCGTATACATTCCCCTGGATAGTAGTAGGGTTAAAAAATTTAGTATGCCAAATCTCTGCTGTTCGTGCTCTGTTGTAATACCGAAACCGACTTTTTACTTCGTCCCTCAAATAAAGATCCGTTCCCCAATAAAGTGTCGTTTGCAGTGACTGCACAAAACCATCTTTTCCGGGCAAAACAGTCACAGCTTGAGAGGGATAACAATACAACTCCTTAGGAGGCAACCCTGGTTTGCCCGAAGCTACAACATAATTATCCCCAGTAACAAGATAAAAACTTACAAGTGAATAAATAAATTCTTCCCAAGAAATATCTGCGTTAGGCAATTTTAATAAATCTAAAATCGGATGATTAGTCACCCAAATTTCTTTTTCTTTATCAAAAACTTTAGGCGGTATATTTTGGATCGCCGCCGCAATCATATCAATAGCATTAAAAAGAGGTGAGCATTTAGTGTAATAACTAACCGCAAGAATTTTAGTAATTAAATAATTTTGAGAATTAGTAAAATAATCGTACATATTCCCAAAATCCCATGCGGTATCAATCGGAGATAAATTCTTTTTCTCAAGCTTCTTTTTAAAAAATTTGTTAAAAATGTTCATAAGTTATCAGATGGAAGCTATACACAAATTATTACTTGACCGTTCGCCATTTAGTAGCATACTTAAAACGTCCACTATATCATCATGAGCCCCTGTTGGGAAGCGAGAGCACTCGTCTATGAAAGTTTCAAGCCACGGCGCTCCCTCAGGCAAATAAACCTCCCCCGCTTCTATGACTGGTGTTATTGGTTTTACTCGCGCAACTTTATCCCGTCCTTTGGTCGTGTATGGAGTTATAACCGTACGATAATGCGTAGTCTGGAGTTCGCTAATGAGAGGCGTCCCGTTTGACGCGTCTTCAATATAAATTTTTTGCGGTCGGTTGGCATCCGCCAGACTTATAAAATCCCGTTTTAGCTGCGGGAATTCCACTCGTTTGCGATAAAATCCTAGTACGTAAAACTTACGTCCTATTTTTTTCATCGTTAAGCAAACGCTGTAATCGTTCGTGTCTTTAGTTTTTGCAGCACAATCCCATCCTTGAACTATTTTTCCAGATAAATTTTTTATTTGTTCCTGCGAGTAATAATTCCACCATCGCCTTTTAATAATTGCGCCCTCTTCCAAAATTGGCTTCTGTTGACACTGCGCCGAATATTGTTGAGACCCCAACACATATTGCATTAATTTAATCCCTTCAACATCAAATTTCGGTATATCCCATAACACCTCGCCCCTTTTTTCGCGCGGATCTTTGTAATAAGGGCTAACGAATTCTTCCTCGGGTATAAACTCAAGTGGTAGCACAAGATGAAAACAGTTAGCCATGGATAATAAAACCGAGTGATAATCGTCGGGGTGAAACCTTTGCCCAATCCCCATAATAGCTGTTTTTTTTGTGATATTTTGTCGGTTGAATAAAGTCTTACACAAAAAATTGTTAACTCCTTTTCGCTCAATTTCAGATTCCGCTTGTTTCTGACTTAGCGCATCATCCAATAAAATATCATCCCCGCGCAACCCCGTTGTGCCACCTGTAGATGAAAATGCAATCCTATAGCCATGATGGTCATTTTCGAAATTTGATTTTGTATTCTGGTCGGTAGTGAGCTGGAAAACATTTCCCCATCTTTTTTGATACCAATCGCTTTCAATTAAACGCCGACATTTTAAAGTATCGCGTATCGACAGCTCCATATTATGTGACCCCGTGAGGAATCGGCGCGACGGATCTGTCGCCCACACCCAAGCGGGATACAACACCGAACAAATTAGGCTCTTACCAAACCCCGCGGGGATATTAACATCCATAATTTGAATCTCTCGCCGATTAAGCGCCTCCATATGTCTGCAAATGCATGTGATGTGCCAATTGGGAATAAATTGGTCTGCATCAACTACGCTCCACGCCTCGCGCACAAAGTGATAAAAA